CTATGAATAATCTAATACTCGCTGAGCTCAAACGACCCACCGCCCCATTGTATTTTCGCCGAAGTTCGCAGAAGTTCTATTCAGATTGCGTCTTTATTGAGTGACAAGACTTACATAAGCCTTGCCAGTTTGACTCATCCCAAAAGGTTTCTTGATTACCACGATGCGGAATGATGTGATCTAAGTCGGTGGCCATGGTGATTCGTCCTTTGGCTTGACAGTGACAGCAGATAGGATGCCTTTGAAAGTAACGTAGACGGGCTTGCTGCCATCGGTAGTTGTAACCTCTGGCAGTTGATGATGGTTTGTTATTGCGCCAGCTGTCTGATGTGCTGGCTGTGGCTAGCTGTCGGGTTGGTGCTGCGGATACGCGGAATGATAGGTTCTTAATCCGTGCCATCTGTTTCGTCCAAGTATGAAAGTGATTGCTGTTGCTCCTGTTCGTCATCGCCATCAGATAGCGCGGCATCCAGTGCTATGACGATTGCTTCAAGTAGTTCGGTGTGTCGTTTGAGCTCAGCGAGTATTAGATTATTCATAGACTACCGTCAAGTCTAAGCCGTTGCCTGTTGTGACTATTGTCAAACCGTCGTTGAATGGCAAGTCATAACTCCATGTTCCTAGGGCTGATGATGCTGTTGTTATCAGTGCCACGATTGGCGCTGCTGCTGATGTGTTGTCGTATATAGTTACGCTTGTGCCTGATGTGTTGTTAAATATCAACCTATGAACAATGCCTGCGCCGTACTTCAACACGTAAGTAGCCGCATTGCCTGAAATTCTCACATATTGCGGATTTGAATCTTCCTTTCCGTATCTTCTTATCGATGCTGCTCGGCTCTCTAATGTGACTGATGTAGTGTTCCCGCTGTTGATGTTATCCATGAAGATATTGAAGTTAATCATGTTTGACCAGGTTGTAACAGATCCTGAAACGGTATGAACAATGGCGCCGTTAATGCAAAAGATCACAGAGCTTTGGGCGTAGAAAATCTCACACAATACCGCGTTTGTTGTGACTGTGTAGGTTGATGCTGCGCCGTTGAATGAGCCGGAAGTTACTACTGTTTCAACGCCGCCCTTGAGTGTTGCTACGCCAAATGTAGTGCCGCTTAACTTGAAATAAGCGCCATCTGTAATGGTCGGTAATGTCGCGCCGCCGCCAATGCCCCATCGCCTTGTGTTGTTTGCTATGCCAATATTGTTTAACTGGATGAAAGCGCGGTAAGAATTACTTACCCCTGCTATTTGACGTGCTTTTCTGACTGAAGTTAATTGTGCTGATCCTGCTGAATTTGTACCGCTGGCTAGATTTATCTCGCTATTTGCCTGCGTTATGGTCGCGCTGTTTGCTGTTGTTGCAGTCCAGAAATTAGGATCTATCACACTGCCAATGAATTGTGTTCCAACTAATCGGGTAACCTCTGCTACTCGCTGTTCGCCAAATTGCGTGTTGTTGCCGATAAAATTAAATGCATCTTTGTGCTGTGTCGGCTGCGTTTGAGTTAAATCGGCTTTTAGCTGGAGTTCTGCTAGTAATGCATCTTGATTAGCGGATGTCGGGCCGTCGGTAACTGATACTCTAACCGCGTCTGTCGCGTCAAAAAATTCCTTGCCTGAAACGTATTCAAGAATGGTATTCAGATATCTTTGAAAAGGATGCATAAGATAGAACCATAGTAATTTTCTATTATTCTATGGTATTTCATAGGTTTTGGCTATTGATTAAAAAAAAGACAATTTGTGCTTATATATTATTATTGCGCTAGCTTGTTGGATACTGCGGACTAACGCGGCCTTTGGCCTTGTTGTTCACCGCTACGCGCTGAACGAATGTTGTTTTTTTGGATTTGTTGGTATTTGGCTATCATTGGCGAAAGTCAAAAGAAGTAATCTATATTGCAGCATTCATGCCAAGTTATTGTCAATGGCAAAAACGATCAACATAGTGACAAAAACGATCAATCTATTCTTTTGCACTTAAATATAATTACCGAATAGCATAGTTTTTCAGAAAGCATTTTATCCCTAAATTTTTCAGCATCGGCAAGGCTATCGAATTCTCTTATGCCGTGGTCACATTTAGCTATCCAGATCGTCATATCCTGTTTTCCTCGTTGGTCGTTGTTTTTGTTCGATTGGCTTGAAAGTAAAGTTTGTATCCAGATTAACGAACCTGGATCTATCGAGTTCGGTTTTTAGTCTATCTGTCCCAATTTCGCCGTGCCTGTTTTTGGCCGTGATGATTTCTGCAATGTTCGATACTTCGCCGTTTTTGTTGTAGACGTCATCGCGATAGATAAACATGATTACATCGGCATCCTGTTCTAATTGGCCTGAATCACGCAAATCGGCCATTATTGGCCGCTTGTCAGATCTTGCCTCAAGGTTGCGATTTAATTGGGATAGTATCAATACCGGGCAATTCATCTCTTTGGCCAGTCCTTTCAATGCCGTGGATATATCGCCTATTTCTTGAGTCCTGTTCGTCTTGTTTGGCACTTTAATCAGTGTCACGTAGTCAATAGCGATAAGATCAACTCGCTTGTGTTTTCGCTTGGCTCTGATTGCCTTGGCCCTGATTTGTGGCATTGACAATCCTGCCCGGTCATCAATGATCAGGTTCATGTCTTTGATTCTTTTACATGTTGCGCCAACTTGTGTCCACTCGTAGTCGGTCAGGTTGCCGTCCCTGAAATTGCCGTAATTTATTCCACCGATTGAACAAATCACCTTGGCCATCAATTGCTCACTGGTCATTTCCATGCTGAATACTAGCGCAGTCTTTTGGTTTTTGATGCACGACTCAAGAATATTCATTGCCAGTGTCGTTTTGCCCATGCTTGGCCGTGCCGCCAAAATGATCAGGTCGGAATTCTGGAATCCTCTGAATCGTTTATCAAGACAATCGAATCCTGTTTTTAACCCTGATATTTTATCGACTGAATTCGAACGTGATTCGAGTTCATCAATAACCGATAACATGATTTCCTGTGTTGTTTTTTCCTTGGTCGTGGCAATGTCAAAGTTGCCTGCCAATGAAAGCGCATTGTTTACCCGTTCCTCGCTGGTTCCTTTTTCGCCGGTTATTTCCATTTTCATGCGTTCGGAAAGTTTGATCACTTCGCGCTCGTTTGATTTTCCTTTAACGACGTTGGCATATGTCAGAATATTACTTGTTGATGGAACCTGGTGCGCCAATTGTGCCAAGTATTCCATTCCGCCAATGAATTCGTATTTGTTCATGGATTGCATCTGGTGAATGACTGTCATCACGTCTATAGGCTTTTTTTCATCGTCAAGGGATTCAATTACGCCAAATAGTTCAGTATGGCGAATGTCGAAAAAGTCATCTTTATTGAGCAATTCGCGCAAATCAGGCAGTTTTGAGTTATCGCGTAGAATGGCACCCAATACCGATTGCTCAGCCTCGATTGACCATTGTTGATAGATTTCAAAGTCATCAAGGGATAGGTAGTTATCCATTGTTGTATTTTCCTTCGATTATTTTTATAAGATTGTTTTTATTGATTATCCATTCAAAGTCAGACTTCCATTTTCTTTCTGTAGATTGCGTCCTTCCCGTTAAAAAGTCGTTTTTCTCAACAACTGAAAAAACCTTTCGCCAAAATTCGACAGATTGGTGCCGCTTATCGTCTAGCCATGCCGACCTTAGTCTGGCTTTTCTTTTCTCAGTCATTTTTGCGACTGTTGGGAGTGATAAGCATATTTCGTGATATGCCTCGACTATTTCCTGATAGGGTATTTTTTCACGTTCAGGCGGTGTAATAGTAGTTTTATCTAATTCATCATTAGTAATTAGTAATTTATCATTAGTAATTAGGGTTATGTTTCGGTTATCGTTCGGTTTCGTTTCGGTTCCCAAAAATAACCGACTGGGTTTTTCTTCAGTGTTTATGCGGGCTGGACGGCCACCCTTCTTTCCATTTTGCTTGTTAATATCAACTCTTTCGGCATATTCTTTGAGCAATTCATCGCATTTTGAGTGGTGCCAATGACCATTTTCTAGCGTAAAAAACTCATTTAATATGGAATTTAATACCGTCTCATTACTAACACGCAACCGACGCATAACCGACTGGGTTTTTTCTTGTTCAATGGGTTTTTCTGTATCGTAATAGAAATTGATCAAGCGAAAATAAATTGCTTCTTCCTCAAGTGTTAAATGAGAAGTGTGTAAGTTCCAAAGCTTAATATCAAAGCGGTAATAATGCATAAAATGCCTCAGTGTGTAGGTAAATCGCCCCCTCGTAAACTTATCCAATATAGAATTGGGCGCGGCTGCCACGAGGAAACAGTTGCCCGGATAAATCCGACCGCATAATGATTATATCACGTTTCTAAAATATCAATACCATAAAACGCCTTTACAAGTTTCTTCTTTAGCCGGTACATCGGCAATATTTGGCCTTTAACATCTTCTACAATCTCTTTTCCATCTTGCGTGTATTTAAAATCGGCTATGTAGGTGCATATTTTGACGCCGTTAAGCTCTATTTTAAACTTTGGCTGTAATGTAAGGTCTTGAATGTAACCAGCCTTTAAAAGCGATTTTAGCTGCACGTATCGCGCCGCCTCTTTTTTGCTCATAAAGGTTATGCCGTCAACCTCAGTCCTGATATTTCGCTGTTTCGATGGTTTTTTGTACATTTAAAACCCCAATAAATCGGATGATTTACAATTGAATATTTTACATAGCCTATGGATGGTGCATACGTTTGGCGTTCTCTTGTTGTGTTCATATTTCCATATTTGCCCTGGCGCAATATCGGCCATGGTTTCGATATCTGCCATGCTTAGTCTTGCGGCTTTCCGTAGCCGCGTGATGTTTTCGCCGATTGTCATACCCGTTGCATCTTGTTTGCAGCGTCAATAATCCACTGCTTTGCAATTGCCTGATCGACACAATAATGGTTTTCGATCACTCCCAACAGGTCTGAAACTGCTGGCATTTTTATCTGATTTACGCGTGGTATTGGCGCGTTATCTGCGACCTGTTGCAATGGCTTGGCCGCCTCGATTGATGCTTTTGCCGCCTCTTGCTCTTTAAAATCAGCTATTCGTGTTTTGCAAATAGCTGTTAGTGAATCTGATTCTTTAAGAACTAAAGTATTAGCATCGTTAAATAAAAACTTATAATCCGCCGTAAATTCAGACAGAATGGCCAAGTTTTTAACGATCAATTCCTTTTGTTTGTTCACCTGAATTTTCATGCTTGCCAATTCACCGGCCACGGCATCGCGCAACGATTGAATAGTGCGCTTGCTTTTCATTGCGCCGCTAAAATCATGGACTACGTTGATTATTTTCAGGTCAAGTTCATCGTTTACTTGGTCAATGTATTTATTTAATTCGTTAATGCCTGCGAAGTAAATTTCCTCTCTGATAGATTCCTTTCTGGCCTTGACTGTTTTCTCTAAAAATAACCGCTTCTGTTTTGCTTCTTCTTTGATGCTGTCGATCAACTTGAATACGGCATCAATATCCGCAGTCTGTGCCAATGCCGATTCCTTGGCCGCCTCAAGTCTGCCCTCGACATCTTTGCACCATTTCGCCGTTTTCTCAGCATCGGCAAAATCTTCGTCTGTCTGCAAGTCGGTATTGATACCATCAAAAACGGCCATTGCGTGCGCGTGAAACTCATTTAAATTCGATGCAGTGACCATGCCGGTTAGGCGGATATTCAGAGCCGGTAATAGCTCTGGTGCCCGTCCAATGACAACCGGCGCGGCTTGCGTAACTTCAGGCACGTAGTTTGCCAAGTCGGCTACAAATTGTTGCCAACCTGCGATAACCATGGCGATTCTTTGTGGCTCCGACGTGTAAAATAATCGCGACAATATAATTCCCGACTTCGTTCCAACGGTAAACAAGCACTGACTAGCGCCGGTTATGTGTAGCTGTTGCTCAACTTGAGGCCAATGCGTATCAGGCAAGTCCCTGTGTTCAAATATGTAATCAATTAACTTTTGATTTTCGAGTTTATGCTCCCAAATCAGATCACCGGTAAATGTCATGCCATCCAGTGAAGCGCCTAAAAATTTATCATCATCCGAAACAATAGCCGGTGGCAATGTATCATCAACGATTGCCTCAACGTTCGGCCTAGCCGCTGCCTCTGCTGCGTGGCCGTCATCAAATCGCGCCTGCGTGGCGCTATCGACATCGGCTTTATATCCGGTAGCCTTGCGCCTTAAAAGCTCTTGCCGTGTAGTGTATGCGCTCAGGCCAAGCATTGCAGGCGCCTCGCTTGCGTTGCAAAGGCCTGAATTGCGATGTGCGTGCCATTCTGGCGTGTTCGGTTGTATGTTGTAGGTAATCATTCTGCACCGCCTTCGATGGTCACTGATTGCAATGACTCAATTAAAAGCCGTTGCATATCTGTCAGCGTATTGGTTTTTTCCAAATGGGCAATAAGCTGCGCCGCTGTGCGTTCGCCTTTCTGAATCAGTGGCCCGTGCTTCTTGATTGCGTTATCAAGATGTGCGTCGTTAATTACCGGCAATTGTGTCGGTGTAATGTCCTTAATTACCGGCGCTGATTCGATTTCCATGCCTTCCATTTCGTCCGCAGTCGGTGCGCTTCCTACTTCCGGAAATGCCTTGCGTAATGCTTGCGCCTCTGCACATTTTGCCAATTGTGCATAAGGCCTTTTTGACCACATTGCATTCGGCTCGTTGCTATCCTTGCCCTTGGTGGCGTAGTTTTCTAACCAACGTTCTGTTGCCGTAAATTCGGCAATGGTTCCGTCATCCATCTTGCGTTTAACTGTTACTTTGCAACTAACAGGAAACGTTACGCCCCATTTGGTATCTTCGCCGCTAAATTCTGCATCGGTGATACCGGCATATTGGCCTGTACGTGCTGCTTGAATGCGGTAAAGCCCTACGCCCGGCATAATGACATCAACTAGCCGCTTTTGGTCTTTGTTCCACATTGGAACGATGTGAACCGGCTTTTGCATCGGGTCGAGTTTAGCCGCTTGGCAATAGCTTAAAACCAGTGCTACTGAATTTTCAGCCGCGCCTGGATAAAGGCTTGATTGCAAAACAGTCGTTAGTTCCTTGTTTGATATTGCTATTTCGTTGTTCATAGTGTTGCCTCGTTGTCGTTGATGTTTGCGAATAGGTCGTTTGTTTGTGATTTAGCGTCTGCTAGGTTTTTTACTGCTTGATCGAAATAACTCGGTTTTAATTCACTACCAATAAAACGCCTGCCCATTTTTACGCTACAGTATCCCTCGCTACCTACGCCAAGAAACGGACTAAATACTAGATCGTTAGGCGCTGACCATAGTTCTAATGCGCGTTCGATAACGTCTAACTGCAATGGGCAAATATGCTTTACGTCATCTTCGTCCCTTGCTTCCCTGAAATTAAGTGTGCGAGTTTGGTTGATGTCAAACCATACCGGGCTTGCATAACGCTGCCACATATCAACAGGGAATTGTTCTGGCGTATGCGATATTGGCACTGTGTTTAATCCTGGCTTACGCATAACAATTAGATAATCTGCTAATCCTTGACGGCTCATGCTTGAATCTTTTTTAATTGTTTTATGCAATAAACCTAACGCCTTTGTTCTTTGCATTGCGACCACTGGATCTTTCCAAATACATACTTCTGAATGATAAATCCAGTTTGCATCCTGAAACATTCTTATCAAGTCGCCTCGGAAGTCACGTATGCCGATAAATCCATCGTTTGCCTTGCTGGTTGTCAATTGCATACAGTGTACAGCCATCAACCTGCCCGGCATGGTTATCCTGTATAGATCGTCAATCAAATAACTAAAATGCTGATAAAATTCTCCTGCGGCTTTTGAATTGCCCATATCTCTATCGCTGTTTGAATATGTAAACAATGATGCAAATGGAGGACTATAGATTGTAAACCCTACGCTATCCGATTCTATTTCACGAGCAAGATCAATACAGTCGGCATTGTGCAATGTGTATCCATCGCCATTGTAAACTCGCCTAACGTATTCGGCCTTTTGCGGCTCAATTCCAAACACTTCATTTTTAACATAGTTGCTCATGTGAATAACCATCTCTTGGCTCATTTGCTGATTTTGTTTTTCTTTTCTGCGTATGTTTTCTACCACTGCGCCCTCGCTTTCTGCGCTAATAACATGAACATTAACTATTTTAGTCTGGCCGAAACGATAGAAACGCCTAACGGCTTGATAGTAGCTTTCCCAACTGTCAGACAATCCGACGAATGCAGTATTATGGCAATGTTGCCAGTTCATCCCATAGCCGCATATTGACGGCTTGCTTATCAGTACGCGTAAATTGCCGTCAGTAAATTTATCTATGGTTGATTCCTTGTAATCAATAGAATCTGAACCTTTTACATCAAGTGAACCTGTTATCAATGATGCTAACTTCTCGCTTTCCTCATTGCGATTGCACCAAATAACCCATTGCTCATTACTGTTATTTACAATTTCAGCGCACTTGGCAACACGATCATCAATCGAATCCTTACGCGCTTTGTTCCTATCCATCAAGCCACAAGAAATATCCGCAAAAAGGCCATCAGTGGTTTTTGATTCTACAATGTGCGAGTAATAATTTATTTCAGGCAATAAATACTTGGCACCATCAAATCCTAAATCAGCAGGTGATTTTAATACGATCGCCCATGTTGCAAGCCACTCCCAAAACTTAACTTTGCCGTGGCCTTTTAATATCCATGTTCCTGTGTCACCGGCATCATTGATAAAAAACATGGCCAGCATTTCTGTCATGGTAACAATACCAAGCCATTCGGATTGATTGCCTAGCTCCATGAAGTCGTTAGGTGATGGTGTTGCCGTGCATGACAATTTGTATTTAATGTTTTTGCATGATTCGATGAGTGCATTTCTTGTCTTGCCGTCCCTGTTTTTTATTATTGATGATTCATCTAAAACAACTGCCGCAAATGACTCAACGTCAAAATGTTCCAACATTTCATAGTTCGTTATATTTATGCCGTCTTTAACGCCATCTTGCGACCGGCAATAATTGACAGTAATGCCAAACTTGGCGGCTTCGGATACTGTTTGATGTGCGACGCACAACGGCGCAAAGATTAACGCATTGCCGCCGGTATGCTTGCAAACCGCATCGGCCCATGAAACCTGCATGCCAGTCTTGCCAAGTCCGGTATCGGCAAATATCGCAGCGCGTCCGCGTTTTAATGCCCATTTGACAATGACTGCTTGAAAGTCGAATAGCATCGGGTTGATATTGTCGGTTTCGAAACCGGATATTATTGGCTTGATTTCTTTATTGCGCAGGAATTGTTGATAGTCCACATGACACCTCATTTAGTTGATTGATTTATATACCGCCCTGTTATTAAATTCGGTGCGCCTGGAAACGAGGGGAAACCATTTTTTCGCTTTAAGAAGCGGGCGCAAAGTTATGTTATTCGAATAATATTCGATGATCAAGTTTTTTTATTGCGCTATCAATTTCATCAAGCATCGGGTCTGGATGTTCGACATTATTCATAACGAAAATAATAGCTATTGAAGATAACAATTTACTTAAATCTAACATTTCTTTTTTGTCCATAATCTCACCCATGAATTGAAAACGGTTTATATTCCCAAGCCCTATCGCCTTGTTCAAGTTTTGTAATCTTGCCGCCATTGGCAAGGTATTGTTCTATCTGTCGCTGTATTTCCATGCTCTGCACTCGCTTGTCAATATCTTCATCGGCAAAGCCTTTGTTTTGAAATTGCTTTCTGGTTTTTATTAGTTCGTCTTTAGTCATAAAATCTCCCCATCAACAAACTTCCCGCCACAATCACGGCATTGATAGGTATCGCCACCGACTGAATGGCAGTCTGTCTTGCCGCAATAATGGCATCTCAGGTTTTTAGGCTTGAACCATGCGCGGAGTATTATCATTATTAGTTCCATAAACGTCACCTCTTTGTATTCATAAGAGCGGCTAGGCTCGGTTGTTATTATTAGTTTCATTCTTCCTCCTCCCTACCATTTAACCACTCGTCAACACTCTCCGGCATTTCGTCATCGTAATCAGGGTCACGCGGGTCGAGGCTGTTATTGCGGCTAATGCGATTACGCATTCTTGCTTCTTCAAATGGTGATGGCCCATCGTAGCCTGCGTCGCAAGCCTCTTGGTAACTCATGTCTCTGCTCATTATTTCCCCCACCATTCATTTATTTGTATTTCGTTTATATGTTTTAAGATGTGTATCGCTAATTCTCTCCGTAATTTTAGCCGTTTATTTTCCCATTTTCCCTTTTTTCTATAGCCAATCTCACTCCCTTCTACTGGATAGCGGCCTGATTTATCTTTGCATTTATCCCATTTTTTTGTAATAGATATAAGGCATGATGGCTCTATTTTTAATAAAAAACATAAGCCTGCCCCGGTTGATGGAATTAGACGACCCTCTACTATATCGCCTAAAATTACTATTGATTGATTTCTGCTTTCTATTTTATTCATTAAAATAACCCCAATTGTTGTTTTTTTTCAGTTTTTGTATATCGCGGTGCAGCATTAAAACTTTCTATCCTGTCTCGCATAATGAAAGCTCTGACATATTTAGATGCTGGTTGATATGTCCCTTTCCACGCATGATCCATGCCTATGCTTCTTGCAATATTTGTGCTATCTGCACTCGCAAAAGGCAGTTTTGTAAATATATCAGGGTTTAACATTCTCAACCCATGAACCTTGCATATCGGCAGTCCATCGTCATCGCATATTGCTGTAAACATCTCGTCTATTCGTTCCCACCAAATCTCCATCCCTGGTGTATGGTATTGGCCTGAGCTGCCAAGCGCGATACGAGGATAATCAACTGCGAGCCTAACCAATCTGTCAATGCTCTCGTGCAGATGATAAACAGGAACGCCAAAGAATTTACCGTGTGGCCACTCTGATAATACTGAATCGTTATCCTGCTCTGAACCATCAATAACATCGGGTATGACGGCCCAGTCACAATTTGGAACATTTTTTTCTGCGCCTGCCCAATCATAAAATCCAGTCCAGTCGGTTATTGGCTTACCTGATCTCCACGCCGAGAATGCACCATTATCTAACGCATAACTCTGACAAACATTACGGCATAATGGCAGTTGCGATGGATGTGCATACGATATAAACGCATGGCCAGCCTTTACGGCGGATAAACACGACTTGTCATCTGTTATCGGTGTGCCGTGGTAATGAATCATTCTTTATGAATCCGTGGATATAATCCGTCTGTATTTATAGCCTGCGCCCATGCTTTTGGAGTCTCCCATACAGTCACAGAATAAAATATAGCTAACACAGCATTGCATTCTGTCAGCAAATGCTCAGCTAATAATTCTGCGGTTGGGTTTGCAATAAAATCATTGAGACATTGATGATCTAGTTTTGCTAGTATAGGTTTAACAATTTTATCAATCGCTGCAAAATCTTGGCCGTTGCAAAATCCTTTAGTTGGCGATATTTCGCCACGCACCTCTACTTCAATTAAGTAGTTATGGCCGTGCATTCTTTTGCATTGATGGCCATCTGGAACATTAGGTAGCCAATGAGCTGCACAAAAGTCGTATTGTTTTCCTATTCTTGATATTGGCCATCTGCTCATGGATTCACCTGCCCAACTAACATATAAATGCCGATGTAAAATAATACAGCCGCTATCGCCATCAACCAGGATTTAATCAGTGACATATTGGCGACCTCACTACATTTAAAACAGTCAGTTTATCGACAGGTAATGATCTAAATACCTCGCTGAAACTGCTGGCAATGCAAATAAACGAATAGCTAGTGCCGTTCTCGTGCGTACCTTTGACGATAAAGTTAAACATTTCTACTCACCTCGATCTTCTCAGAATTATATAAGGTAACACGATGCTCATTGCCATCAGCATCAATAGCCTTAACGATGATGGTGTGAAATTCTTTATGATTATCAGTCTGCGGGAATACCTCTCTGAATATCTTAACTTCTTGAATGTGATGTACACTGAAATCTGCCATTTTTCTAACCCTCGTTTTGTTAATCCGTACTCAAATCATTATCCAAGTAAATGCCATTGTCAAACATTTATTTGTATTATTTTGCAAATAGTTTGTTTACTTTGGCAAATATTGCGGCTAGGCTATTGGTAAATAAGAGGAACATATATGCCACGCATAACCCACAGTCAACTCCACCGCCGCCTGCTGCGAGAAGTCAGTAAATTTGAATACAAACAAGATGCCGCAGATTTCTACGGCATCGAGAATTCACAATTTAGCCGCATACTAGCTGGCAAAATGCCGATAAGCGATCTGCTTGCGGCACAACTTGGTTACAAGAAGTCAGAGGTGCTGTATGCAAAGTTTGAAGGCTAGAATCATCGAACTACTGCCATATCATCCACCAAGGGTCATTGCCGATATGCTTGGCACCACGGCTGGTTATGCGAGTAAAATCAAGACCGAATACATGGAGCAATTTCCAGAAAAAGTATTTGGGGTAACGCAAGGCAAGACAAGGAAGCCGAGATACATCACGGAAGAA